GTAGTACAAGCTACGCCATCTATTTCAAAAGTAACTGCTGCTGTGCCAGTAGTAGTTGCTAAGTTATGAGCAAATATTTTAATAATTCTACCTGCGTCTGGTACAACTACAAAAGTTGATGATGCTGCTGATACGTCAGGTATTGCTGATGTTATAAAGTAATCGTTTAATGTTCTCATTTTGTTTTCCTATTGTTCCGATCATAACCTATCTCTGATCTTCAATGTTTAAAAAGTACTAGGGGAGTAGTATTAAGGTTACCCCCCTATATACGTGTAACTATTATGAAGTAGTTAAATCTGCAACTAAACCTGAAGCTGCTTCGTTTCTAGATTCAAGAGTAGCTTCTACTAAAAGTTGTCTTTTTTCAGAGTCACCAGTCTTAGCAAGTTCATGCATAGAAAAGTCTCTTAAGAAAGCAACACCCCAGTATTCCATATCAAGTACATAAGCATCTCTATCTCTAGAGAATCTATTAGGTACTACTTGCAATTGACCGAAGTCAGATGCGTATACGTCAACTGATGTATATAAAGTAGCGTCTGCACCTGCATCAAATCTAGTAGAGTTACCAGTAAATCCTGATAATTTTTGCTTGTTGAAGGGGCCTACCATAATCATAGAAGGATCTCCACCAGCATTCCATACTGATTTAATTACACCTTTAAGTGCAGATTCTGTGAAAGCTCTTTGAGTTCCGTCAGTTCTTGCAGTATTACCAAGACCAGCACCAGAAGCACCACTTGCTCCTAAAGCGTCATTAGTAATAACCCAAGCACCAAGAGTTCCCATAGCTCTAGCAGTTGTTGCGTCACCTGTTGCTTCTGCAACTTTACCAGTAAGCGTAGCTTCCATATCTCTTTTAAGCTCTTTAGCTTTTTTAGCGATTTGGTAAGCTAATTCAGATGCTCTACCTGCTTTATCTACAGACTCTTGAGTTCCTGTTATAACTACAGTTTTATCCATAATTTGACAAGAGTTAGAAAGTCTAACAGTTGCAGTTGATGCATCTAAAGTTGCTTCATCACCCTCGATAACAGCATTGTTACTTACTGCATCTGCTAGGGCGTCTGTTTGCCATTCGTGAAGTACGGCAGTTGCTTTTGTTTTAGCTGCTGAACTTAAAAATGGTGTATCTGTTGGTGAGATTGAGTAGATAACGTCTGAAAGATCTTCTCTTTCACCTACTGAATCGTATGTGTCGAACGTATTTGTTGGCTGTGCCATTGTTTATTTCCTTTGTTGAGATTTAAGATTAATCATATCGGCTATGGCAGACTGGGCATCTTTAATGTGACCAGACTTTCTTAGCGTATTGATTTTATTTCTCACGCCTTCTCTACCTGAACTATTACTCGATTTAGCAACACCAGCTTTTAAAACTCTAGGAGCATTCGCTATCTTTTTAGAAGTGATAGGTCTTTTTCCTGTTTGAGATTTAAAGCTCATAGCGTCCTTTGCTACCATTAAAAATCTATGGTCTGCAAGGCTTCCAATTTCCTGATCATTAAAACCGTAATCACGTAAATTATTACGCATACTAAGTTTAAAAGTATCAGATTTATTTGGATCGCTAAACTCTGGTATCTTTGTTGCAGCCAGTTCTTTCTGTGTACTAAGATAAGATTCATACTGTATAGCCTGAACTTCTCTAGCTTTATTTTTCAATCCTTCTATTCGGCCACTTTCTTGTCTTAATTCAAAGTCAAGTTTAGAAGCTTCTGTTGGATCTTCTTGATAAAGTTTAGCAAGGTCTTGTCCACCTTGTTTCTGTTTCACATATTGATCTGCTGTCGAAATTAAATCGTTTAGTTCTGATAAACGAGTATCGTAAGTTTGACTCAAACTACTCTTTTGGTTTTCAAGATCTCTCTTTTCCATACCTAAAGAATGAGTTTTTTGTCTGTAATCCGAGTCTCTAGAATATCCTGCTTTCAGCTCATCGAGGCTCACCTCTAACTCTTGACCACTTACTTTTACTCGGTGGAGTTCTGGTGTCTCTAATTCTGTTGTAGTTTCTTCTTCAGTCTCAGTATTTTCAGGGGCTTGTTCAGGAGTAGGTTTCGATTCCTCACTCTCTGGTACTTCCTGTGTCTCAGGAATTGGCTCTGATGGTTCAACTTTAGTTTCTGGTACTTGATTGTCCGTTTGGGGATTCAGTAATCCATCTATCTTATCTGCTGCACCTTTTGTAGTTTCTGACATGATCGTTCCTTTATGGGTTGACGAAATTGAAGTTTCGTTAGATTAACTTCGTTTATTTAATTGCTCAATATCGGCTTGAGCTAACCTTCCACTTGACATGACACTTAGTAAATGACCTTTGATTTTGTCTACCATATTGTAGGCTACCCAAAGGTTTCTACGAGTATCGTCATCTGCGAAACTTGTGTTAAAGATCTCTAGTCTGTAAATTTCAGAAAGATCTTCAAATGCTTTTTTTAGAAGGGGATCGTCCAGCAGTTGCTGAGCTCGATTGCCCTCCCTGATCAGTATTTCCTTGTCCATTTTTAAAGAATTGTTGTTGTCCTTGTATCATTTGTTTCATTAGATCACCTGATTTATTCAAGTCAGTTTGTTCTAACATAGATCTTCGTTTAAGTTCTAACTCATCAATTTTGGTATTGTATTTCAATTCCATTTCTTTGATGGCTAGTTCATAATCTAGAAGTGCTTGTCTCATTCTACCTTCTATATTCTTACTCTCCGTTTCAGCTTTTAATTGTGCACGTTGGTTTTCACCTTGTACTTGGGCTAAAGTCACCTTCTCAAATTCAGTAGGTGGTTTTGGAGGAATTTCAGGCATTTGAGCTGCTCCCACATCTGGATCCATGAAGTATGGTTCTATACTATTTAGACCTGCATTTTCAACTAATTTTTTCAAAGAGTTGTAAATATTTCTTAGATTAACCATTGGGCCATGAACATTTTGTTGTAAATTGATAGCAGACATCTGTCTTTCTAATATAGCGTTCATTAGTATCAATTGTTGTTCTTTTGATCCAGTACCTAATCCTACTTCTACTGTAATATTAACTCTGTCTTTCCATTCATAAGGTCTCATAGGAATATACTTACCTCTGATTCTTACAATTTTTTCTTTGTTTTGATACTTACAAATAAGCTCAAACATTTTTAAGGCTAAATCTTTCACACCAGTCTCAGCAAAAATTCTGGCAATTAACTCCATTCTCATTTGCGATTGTGTTAGAACTTGGTTCTGACCAGTTGCTGTACTGCTTAGTGCATTTGAATCTAGCCCTTGTGATTGTTTCGTTACCCCTGTTCTAGACTCTTTAACAGAATCTAAATAAGATAACAAACCACTTGCTTGTTCGGTAATGGGTTGAGCCTGAATAGGCATCATCACATTTTGAGGAGGTTGTTTTGTTCTTACAATTCCTCCTGGACGATTTGTTAAAAGATCATCCATTGAAACTTGTCCATCTTGTACTGCAACTCTATTATTATTTGTTAGATACATATTGTCTAACATCTGTCGCATTACAGTAGATTTTATTAACTGTATATCTTCTACTAATTCAGACACACTTCTTCCGTAGAATCTGTGTGGCATGATTACAGGAGTCATAGAAACGAAAGGCATTCTATCTATTTCTTCCATATCAAGAAGTTTTTTACCATCACCTGCTACAGTGATTTTCATTAATTCTGCTTTACCATCACCATCTACATCCATTCTTACATAGCATTCGTGAATTAAAACATCTTGTGTACTCTTATCACCATCTGTTTCTCCATGAGAAAAGTCTACACTTTGGTGTCTAGTAAATTTATCTTCGCTATAATAATCTCCATCACCAGTTGGTAAGGAGTCTACTATATCTTTATCGTAACCCATCTCAACTAATTCTGTTCTTGTTTTGTTCACTCTATGACAAACAAAGTTTGCAGTATCAATTGATTTGCATCTACGTTCAATTAAAAATTCTTCAGGTGGAACTGGTTCTATTTTAACCTTTCCATATAATTTTGTTCTCTTAATAACTACATCATGTAGTTTAACTACATCAATTTCTTTACCAGCTTCATCTGTAATAGGTTCTTCATATTCAGTATGATTGTGTACTTTAACTTCATCAGAAGTAAGTAAATCTTCTAATTCGTAATCTGTTAATCTTGTATATTCTTCTCTTTCAATTTTTTCTGCATCATCCCAATATACTTTTAGGATTCCGTTCTTTTGGATTAATGCATCTTTGAATGCTGTATATAAACAAAGGAAACCATCATTCTCTTTATAGAAAATATAGTTTAAATAATCTGAACATTGTCTAGCCATTTCTTCATCTTCTGGCCCCATACCTTCACAATTAAATACATTATCTCCAGCTGTAAAGATTCTCATTAGAGATGGCATTAAACTTTCAACAGTATCTAATACATCATTAGAAACAACTTGAGATCTACCTTCTTGTTCATTGCCAAGAGGTTGTCCTAAGTAATATTCTAACGATTTTTTTCTAGCAGATACAAGTTCTCCACCAATGTAACCTGATGCGTTATGTATCTCTCTACTTACTACTGATAATATTTCTTGTTTTGATTTTTCTTTTTTTTTCATACTACGTATTTTGTGTCTATATTAATTGGTTTATCCCAGTCTGATGTATCAATTGGGTCATGTACACATCCATATCTAAATGCATCACTTGCGTGTGAACACCAGTCATGAAGTGGTTTATTTTTAAATACTTGATTCTTGTCGTCCCATTGTTTTCTATATTGTCTTAAAGCGTCTAAGCCCTGTTTACATTTAACCCTATCAAAATAACAGCTGCCTAATGTATTCCTTACTGATTCAATTCCATGATCTACTTCTAACTTAGGTGCTACCTCAAAGTCAATACCAAGTTCTTGAGAAACTTCTAACCTTGATTTACCTGTTCCTAACTCTCTCGCCATAATATCGTGAGGTGCTATGTGTCTACTATAAGCATAATCTTTTTCCATTAAGATATTTGCATAGTGTGCTAATGACTCACCTGACGTTTCGTAATAATCTATTAAGTGAACTTCTTCACCGATTCTTTGTGCAAACCATATTGCAGTTGAATCTCCAATACCTAAATCCCACCAAGTTTCTACACCAACAGCTTCGTCTACAGGTACTTCTCCAATTCTTTTTTCTTTATCTGCTTTAGTTATCAATCTTCCATAATAACTTCCTGATACTGCTGCAGTAAATGAACACTCAAATTCTTGTTCGTACTGCTCAGGACTCATTATATCCTTAGCTTGTTGTAACTCGTCAGCAGGGATTACTCCTGTCTCAGAAGCTCTGTATAGTTTCCCATACCAATCCTTATGACCACGTTGAGCAAAGTCATATACTTCCCAAAACTGATTATGTCCCATTGGAGTTCCAATAAATAGGACGGATCCTAATTTGTCAGATACTGCTGGTCTTACAATCTCAGTCCATACTCTGGGAGACATGATGGCATATTCGTCCATCACAACTTTATCAAATCCCATTCCACGAATACTATCTGGATTATCTGCTCCGAAGATTTGTATACGTGAGTTGTTGAATAGATCTATTCTTAATTCTGTTTCGTTTCTACCACCACCATATTTCATTAAAGGTGCTGTGTATTGTTTCAAATATTCCCAAGCGATACTCTTACCTTGTCTGTAAGTTGGTGCTATGAATGCACATAAGGATCTTGGTTTATCTGCTGCTGTCTTAATTAATTCGTTTATGGCTAGTACTGATTTCCCAAATCGTCTATGACATACTAGGACACTAAATCTTTTTAATGAGTTGTGTACTTCTAATTGGTAAGGTCTTGGTTTGTAGGGTATTTCAATCTTAACGACTGGTTTAGGAGTCGTCTTTTTGCCAGGAGACTTTGATTGCGATTGGTTCATCTGTTCCTATCTTAGAAGTTGTAGATGCTAACCTAGGGTGAACAAATGGTGCTGCCTTTTCGGCTGCGTACATTTTACGCTCAGGTGAGCTCATAGGATTGTTTAGCACAGCTAATAGATAATCCAAAGGAGAATGTTGATATTTATCTGCCATATCTTCCATAGATTTCCACTTCTTCTTAGTGGCTGCACCTATAGGTCTACCAGCTCCAGGTCTTTTACCACCTAGATTCGGAGACTTAACTTCAGTTGTAGCTTTAACTACTTCATTCTCGTAAGTTTTATCTTCAGTCATTATGAAACTTTTCTTCCTTTTTTATTAAACTGTCTTACACTAGAATACTTAAAGCTTTTAGCTTTACCTAGTTTATAAACTTGAGGAGCTGCTGTTAGTGCAATACTTAATGGGTGAAGTGCAGTTTTCACTCCAAATTTAATCCCTTTCTTCATGATCTGTTTCATCATAGAAGCTTTCTTTGGTTTGTATATCGTGAGTTCTTTTCCCATAATCTAACCTTTTTTAACTTTCTGTTTTGATTTTTTTGCATACATCTTAGCTTTCTTTTTACCAGCTAGTGTATATGCGAACTTTTTCTTTCCTACTTGTGGCATACTTATACTTTCTTCTTTTTCTTTTTATTTTTTCCAAGTGCTGCACCTAATCCTAATCCAGCAACTGTACCAGTAGTCATTGGATAATTATAAACAGTATCTAATGCATTTTTTGTAGTAAAGACATTTTTTCTTAACAATCTACCTTCGCTACGTACTTCACCAGCAAAGTCTTTAGCCCAACTACCTTTTCGAACACTATAGTCTTTTTTTATTTTAGCGTTTGTAGCTACTACTTTATTTTTAATTCCTCTTGCTTTGTGTATACTTTTACCTTTTAACTCTTTTATAGAATTTATTGCAGTTTTAAAATGTGTTTTTGCAAATAATCCTGCTCGTCCTAATTTATCTATCATTTTAATAATCCTTGTTGTGCAGCTTGTCTTGAATTAGGCATAGGTATATTACCACCTGGTCTTTGCCCCATTCTAGACATTTGTTGTTGAGCTTGAGGATTCTGCTGCTGTAGTAATCCTTGTTGCTGTTGTTGTTTAGCTTGTTCTGGCATCATCTTAGCTTTAATGATAGTAGCTAACTCTTTCCCTTCATCAGGACTCAAGTTAATCATTTCATCAGCTAATTTTTCTAGTTTTTTTGTCATACTATTTTATCCTTATTTGGGCCATTCTTGATTACGTAGGATTGTGTGCCATTAGCTCCAGTCTCTACTTCTTTCTTAAGGTTCCTAAATAGGCTCATTTCTTTTATTCTTTTGTAGTGCCTTTTCAAGTAACTTTCTATAGCCTTGTTATCTCTCATGGTAGGTTAGCCAAAATACTTCTGTTTCTTGTATTGCAGTATTTTTTCAGTAGATCTAAACTTAGGACTTTTAACATTACTAGATAATAAGTTAGCATCAGCTTTAGTTTCAGCTCTAAGTTTCTTTAGAGTTTTTGACCCTAATCTACTTATAACTTTATATTGTAAATATGCCATTAGTTCCACGATGAACTTAATTCTGATGTTACTTTTATAACATCTCTCAGTTCCCCACTTTTTTTATTTTTTAATTTAAACTTAGCTGACATATATGGTATTGGTGGCCCTTTAGAAGCATTGATTGTAGTTAAGCCTGGAAATTTCTTATAAGTTCCTTCAAAATTTTTTTTACTTGCTGATGGTTTATAATCTGCAAAGTGAGCTTTTAAGGCTTTTTGTTTAGATTTATCTGGTTTACCATGCATAAATACTCCCATAACCTTACCTGACTTTTTATGAGTCCAGTTATAAGCGTATCTACCATCTCCTAATTTGGTAACTTCATTATATGTAGCTTTGTTTTTTTTTTCAAGCATTATTTTCCTTGTCCTTTATAGCTATTATTACTTTGTTGTAGCTTTTCCGACTTCGATTTCGATTTTTTGTGGATTCCTGGTCGTTTTTTCGGTTGATCCCTTTTGACGTAGTTAGTCTGCTTAGCCATTAATCGTTATCTCTACCTGGTAAGAAATCCCATAAAGCTGCACCACCTATTGCTGACGCCGATTTAGGATATTTTTTCATTTTTTTACCCACATATCTAGATCCTGCGTGTGCCTTTTTAGATGCTCCTGTAATAGCTTTGCTAGTTCTTGTAAGTCCTACTTTTCCTGCTTTATCTGCTAAAAATGCAGTTCCTTTGCCTAAGTTGCTTTTTCCTTTATAAAGCGTTTTAAGGATTCTTAGTCCTACTGACGCCCCTGATGGTATAAATGGTAACATTATATGTCCTTTGTTGTATTGGTTATGGTGCTGTACAAAACCCCCCTATAATAACATACGATAAACTATCGTAGTTATGAGGGGTGAATCTTAAACCCGTCTTAATTGTTAGTGTTATTAGTATTAAGCTCGCTGTTGCTCGCAGTGTTTTAATTTCACGCTTAGTAAATACGTAAAGTAATTAGCTTTGTCGAGACGCTGTTAAGTTTTGTTAGTTCATCTTATGTTCAACTTATACTACGTAGAAGTCGACCAACGATGTTG